TGACTGCTAATATAGCTACTATAACGGACGTTATTAGGTTTTCATCTACATCCGGGAACCATTTTTTCCACCAAGGATCTTCATCTCCATCTCCATCACCCGGGCGACCGTCATATCTATTTGCGCATGCGGCTATACAATGATTCATACAATCAAAATTTTCTTCAGTACAAAATGGTTGTTCTGCCTCTACTTCTAACTCTCTAAATTCTTCCCTAAGATTATCTAAAGTGGAATATATTAAATCTTCCTTTCCTATATTTCCATAGTGATAATCGATATAATTTTTAGGAAGACATGCCATTACACATCCTTTTTTAGAATCAGAACCACTTGTATCGTTTATATCAGCTTCTTCATCTTGTAAATAAGCGAATAATGCCGCTAAACCTGCGAGAGTTGTTATCTTATCAACAGTACTCATTTCCACACGTTTATTTTTTGATTCTGCGGACCTATTTGATATATCTGAACGCTGACCATCTATATCACCTCTCAATCGTCTTTTATTTACAGCAGCTGAATCGGCAGCTGTGTACCGACTTTTCATTGTATTGAATTTCGCATCGAAATTTCGCATCGAAATTTCGAGATCTCCCACTTTTGACACCGCGTCATTTTTCTGAGTAGTTGCCGCATTTTTTGTTGTTTTTGCGGTAGATACATCCGATTCGACGCCCGCTTTGTTTGTCGCAACGTTATTTGAACTTGTTTTAGTTAATTTATACGTTCCTTCAGGTTGCTCAAAACTGCCATCTGGCATTTTTTTAGATTTTCCAGGTATGACAGTACCGTCTGGTAATCTAAAAGAACCATCTCCTGATAGACGTTCCGTACCCGCAGGAAGACTAAATACTTTACCCGTTTCATATGCATCTATTTTATACGTAATTGGATCAGACGGCGCCCAAGTACTGCCCCCAGATTTATACCCTCCCGTATATAATACTTCACTTCCATCCTCTAAACGAACTACAGCACCATCACCCGTCCCGGTACTATAGTTCCATCTACCATTACTCCACGTTCGTGTTCCTAATAAAAATCCGTTAGAACCACCCGTATCGAGATAAAATTTATTTGTACCAGTTTCTGAATAAATATTATTTCCATAAGCCGTGTACGATCCATTATTATACCATCTGGCCATGGTATTATTATATTACTTATAAAATAATGAGGGTTAAACTTATAAAAAGTTTACACCCTGAAAAAAAGTTTACCGCCATTTTTCAGGATGGATCTAAAATTCATTTTGGAGGGAAAGGGTATTCAGATTATACGATTCATAAAGATCCTTCGCGTATGCGTAGATATTTAGCTCGTCATGGGAGAATGGGTGAAACGTGGAGTAAAAAGGGGATAAAAACGGCTGGATTTTGGTCTCGCTGGCTCTTGTGGAGTAAACCATCCTTAGAAGGTGCTAAAAAATTAATATCCAAAAAATTTGGTATTACATTTACGTCGCGATGATATAACGAGTATATAAATCGTCCATCTCTTGCTTTTTTTGATCGATGATATTTGCATATTGTTCGATCAAATCATATTCGTTCAAAATGTAACCCATATATGCTTCTATGTTAGTTTGGGATTGTATACCCACGTCGTGATATCCTTTCGCCAAATCATTAGCATCCGATATTGCTTGAACAAAATATTCAGAGTCAGAAACGGATGTATTTTGATCCATCACGTTATTATACGCGTCATCTACGAGGGTAGATAACCTTCCTATATTAATATTAACTTGATTTATAACTTTTTCTTCCTCAATTATCTTATCATAATATGTTTGTATAGCAGACTTTGATTGTCCCATATAATTCGTATTTATGTCAACAACCTGCTCTAAATCATAAGCTTCGAGCTCTACGGCGTTCATTTATATAACCCGAGTTAAAAAAAATTGTCGGTTCTGTACAATTTAGCTTGGAAGTTTGAGTCATTACCCATAACGCTAATAGATTCGTTACCGTAAATTTCTTGGCAGCCTATATCATCCATGCAATCTCTATCACCCATGGAAACAGGGAGAGGGTATATTTGATCCCCAGATGTAGCGGTATAATAGTTATACCTGTCGCGTCTACCTCGAACCTCTTTCCCGTATAAAGGAAGTGTTTCGTTATTATCGCCGAGTAGAACGCCCATTTGCTGTACATGTCCGGGTTTATACTTTTTAATAGGTGGATTCCTGAATTCGGGTTCCATGACGACTTCCCTGGGTGCTATCGTTTCTACAGGAACGGGAACTTCAACGATATTTTCTTTCGGGTACATCAGAAGATACATGACAGCCGCGAGAAGTGCTATTATAATGAACGTCGCGACTTGAGGATTAAGCTTCTTTTTCATTTATAGTAGTCTCAGAAATTTATCGAACTTATAGTATGAATAACAAAAAGTCTACCAAAGTTGTTCCATTTTGGCATCCTCAGCAAGAAGTTATCCTGAAAACATGGGGTGAAGCGTCCGCCTGTTATAGATACATGCACAATCATGCGTATTTAGTCTTCAAAAAACAGAGTATGCGATTTACATTACCAGTCATCGTTCTTTCGACGATAACAGGAACTGCGAATTTTGCACAGAATTCGTTTCCGGAAAACATGAGAGGTGCGGTTCCATCTGTAATCGGTGCGATGAATCTGATAGCAGGAATCATAGCCACGATTATGCAATTCTTAAAAATTAACGAAATGATGGAAGGATGCAGAGTTGCGTCACTTCAATACGGTAAACTTTCCCGCACTATTCGATTAGAGTTATCTCTCCCTGTGGAGGAACGTTCTATAGACGGGACGACTATGATAGAAACATGTCGTGCAGAATATGATCGACTCATAGAACAATCTCCACCTCTACCATATTTCATCATTCAAGCGTTCGAAAAACAATTTCCCGAAGATTCCGAATTCTTTAAACCTGAAATATTACATATTCAACCTATAGAAACCTTCATGAGCGAATCTGAGATGCGTCATGAATTGGGTAAGGAGATAGAAGGTATCCGTCGTGTAAAAAACAAAGAATTAGAGAATATCAAAGTTGTAGCAGATATACCCGATGAGTCAGATAAGCCAGCATCAAAAAAAGAATAACATTAAAGAGTAAAATACTTATAACATAAGGGTACACCTTTCTTTTGATAGGTTCAATAACTTTTTTATGAAGTGTATCATTTTCTAAAAAAATATCTAGCGCTTGTTCAGTAAAGTCTTCAGACATGGATGCCTTTGTTAAAATACTTCCACAAAAAAAAGATCCAACCCCTACGCTTCACACGAAAGAACTTCAAAGATTGGAAGAATGTGTTAAAAAGGGGTTGAACGTGTTTTTATGCGGCTCTTCTGGTGTAGGAAAAACATTCATCTTGGAAAAAGTTTTGAATAATTCCAATAGTATAGAGATACATAGTGAACTTTTCCAAAGAAAGAGTACCTTTTTAGATCTCATAGGTGAAACATCTTTTCATATATTTATAGATGGGTATGATGTTAATGTGTATGGGCACAGACAGCTTATGGAAAGGATAACTTCAAAAAGGGAACCTTTAACGACAGGTTCCGTCGTTTTTGTTTCAAATTCTGTTCATATAATACCCGGTTTTGAGTTGATAATCGTACCTAAGCGAACCGCAGACGAAATAGCTTCTTTAGAACCCGAGAACCCTCGGGCTCGCTTTGCAGCTGATAAGTGCGCTGGGAACATTCGCGATTTTTATCACTATATTAATAAGTCTGATGAAAAGGATATTTTTAAAACGTCTAAAAGTATACTCGTCGAAGTGTTGTGTCATAGGGGGGCATTTGATATTTCACAAACTATACACGAAAGGGGACATGTGATAGATGTTATACATGGTAATTACCCATATTCGAATGAGAGTAATATTGAGAAAATTTCAGAGTCATTATCTCTAGCAGATGTGTACGACGCTGGTATATACAAGGGTGAATGGGAATTCATGCCTTATTATACCTTATGTGGTATAGCTATACCCAAACATTATTTGGGTGAATTACTAAAACCAAATGAATTACAAGCTGGAAGTACTTGGACAAAGTATGGTAATTATAAAATGAGATTACAAAAAATACAAAATATTCAAAATAGAAACACTACAAAAATTGGTGTAGAAGAATTACAAATTCTTCGAGAGTACGCGAAAATTGGTAATTTTGAGACGTGTTTTAAATATAAGCTGGAACCTGGTGATTTCGACGTGATGAATCATTTAGCTCTTCATAACAAATTGAAAACAAGTGAAGTTATGAAAGTTAAAAAGAAAATGACACATGTATTAAATGAGCTCTGACGAAGAGAGTGAAGACGAGACCCAAGAAATCGTGCGCGTCGTTGGGTGTGACATTTATTTTTATGGCGACATCGACAGAACTAGTATTCTAAAATTTACAGAAACATTCAGAAAATTAGAAATAGATTTGAGAAAGAAAGCGATCGAACTTCCCGGGTATGATCCAATTATAACCATTCATATTTGTAGTGATGGAGGTGATGTATACGCTGGTATGGGTGTCATGGACACACTCAGACGTTCCAGTGTACGAGTTCATACGATAGCTGAGGGTACGTGCTGTAGTGCTGCGACGTTTATGCTCCTCGGTGGTAAGAAACGGATGATTGGAAAGCATGCGCATATACTCATTCATCAGTTGTCGGCGGGATTTATGGGCAAATATAAGGATTTAAGAGATGAGTTAAAAACGTGCAAAAAGATCATGAAAATGATGAAATGTTTGTACGAGAGTGAAACGAAGATTCCTAAACCAAAGTTTAAGGAAATGATGACACATGATGTCTACATAGATTCTAGCGAATGTCTCAAGTACGAGATCGTTCACGAGATTGTTTAATAGTAATATATCTTTTATACATATAAATAACTCCCACTATCAGTATAATAATACTTAAAGTGTTCAGGTTGACAGGTACGTTTGTGAGCGGAGGAGCCCTAAGTCGCTCCATCTTCTCATAATTTACCACCTGAATCATATCTTTTATTATTATAATGGATACAATTTTTACCACCGATAAAAACAACAAGAAGCGCTACCTTGACATCAGTGTCGAGGAAATCAACGAGGTCTGGTGTATAGTGAAAACGACCGGACAAGTTAATGGCAAAGAAACCAAGTCTATGACCGAAGTTCCACTCGGATACGATAGTGCTACGAAACGTGCTAAAACTATCTGGAAGAATGCGAATACAAAGGCTACGACCGTGCTTCCCATGTTGGCGAACAAATGGGAAGATCGCCAGAAATACATCTCTGAGCCGTTCTACGTCCAACCCAAACTTGATGGTGTTCGCCTACTTGTTTCCAAAGATGGTGGTATCTCAAGAACTGGAAAGATCATCCCCGGAACTGAGGTTCTTGGGAAGGGTCTTGAGCCGGGTCAATACGTTGATGGTGAAGCCTTTGACCCTAACCTCAACTTTGAGGAACTCACGAGTACCTTCAAGACTAATCCTCTGAAGCTCAAGTTCCACGTGTTCGATTTCTTTGATCTCAAAGCTGAAGCCCTCGCCAGGGATAAGATGACCTTCGAGCAACGCTGGGAGTATGTCAAAGAATCTATCTACAATCCTCATTACGAATATGTCAAAACGACACTCGTAAAATCCAAGAAGGATCTTCCTCTCGTGCATCAGAAGCATGTTGAAGAAGGACACGAAGGAACCATGATCCGTGATCGCTTCAGTGTGTACGAGGTTGGTCAGCGAAGCAACTATCTCCTCAAGCACAAGGATTTCCAGACTGAAGAATATGAGATCATCGGAGCGACAACAGGGCATGGTCGGGATGCAAATTGTGTCGTTTGGAAGTGTAAGACGGAAGATGGAAACGTATTTAACGCTCGACCAGAAGGAACACTCGAGGATAGAGCGTACAAGTATGCGAACAGAGATAAGTTCATTGGTAAGATGTTGACCGTCAGGTTTCAGAATCTCACGGATAAAAATGTTCCCAGATTCCCAGTCGGGGTTGCGATTAGAGACTATGAATAAATTGTTATAAACATGTAAATGAATCGAATTGCTATTGACGTCGACGAAGTTCTCGTACCCTTTGTGAAACCTATGGCCACGTGGAAGAAATTAAGCATGCCAAAGGAAAAATGTAGATATTTGTATCGAGATATGTTTAACATAACAGAAAAACAATCTCAAAAAATGGTACAAGAATTTTATGAGTCAGAAACGTTCGACATGCTTCAACCCATCCAGGACTCGCAATCTGTTATTCGACTCATGCGCCCACACGTAGATAAGATGTACATAGTGACGGGGCGTCAAGATTGTGTTCGTGAAAAGACGGAGGATTGGTTGGATTTTCATTTTCCCGGAATATTTGATGATGTCATATTAACGAATAGTTTTACCAGTTTTGAACTACAAAAATATGATATATGCCACGCTCTCAACTTAGATACTATAGTAGATGATAGTGATATGACGTGCGGTATTTGTAAACATTGGGACATGCGATCTATACATTTCGCTGGAAAGAATGGTTCACCTTACGAATGGTGTGAGGTTGATGATATCAGTGTATTGAGTTGGATGGAATTGTATAAGAAACTACCCCCAAAGTTTGTAGATTGTATGTAAAAAAATGTCAGGTCATAGTAGATATGTCTACACGTACTAGAAATACAACCACTACAAGTGGACAAAGTGTCGTTCAAAATGGTAAATCACAAAATAATATTAAACGCAATCTTCTTAATAGAAGGGAAGCTGCTGGTCGTTTAACATTTCCGGTAAACGCGAAACGCAACAACGCGAACAAAGTAAACAACACGAATCGCAACAACGTGAATACACGAAATTCAGTTTTACTGAAAAATATGAATAGGGAATATTTACAATCATGTTACTTAAATACGTACACAACTCTCGCGTATGTAGCTGGTCAAACAAAGATTTCTGATGCTGTTTTATCCAGATACATGCTATCTTTCGAGACTTTGCTATCTAAATTGAATGGTAAACTGACATCAGCTAAAGAAAAAATGTTAGAGGAATTATGGAACAAAACGCGTAATTACGAAAATAAAAATACTTTTTCGAATGATGCCAACGTTGAACGCACTTTAACATATTATAAAAATATCATGGAAAATGGTTTTATACAACAAGGTAATTCGAAGATCGCATCTCTATCCAGGAATCTAAAATAAAATATCAGTACATTATAGATGTCACAAAATAAAACTATATGTGAAACCAAACCTACATTTTTAATAGGTAAACGTAATGATAGAGGAGGTCTTACCCTCGGTGTACCTCTAGTGTATAGTGGATTAATGGCGGATCACACTTTACATACATCAGATGGAAGTTCCCATCCATCGCAGTTGGTGGTATCGGATTATAAGACAGGTTCCCCATCTTCACTCGTAACAGGTGAAAACGCTCCAATGATTTCTCAAAATCCTAACATAAATGTTAGTGCTGGTAAAGGTAGAGCTGGTATGGATATAAAACTTAATCCTGATAAGGTGAAGTTATTGAAAAGTAAGTACCCATCTATAAAAAATTCTAATCGTTTAAATAAGTTCTTTATTCAATCATTCTCAAAGTCGGGAAATGCACCCACTGTTGCACAATACGCTAAGATAATGAAAGCTATACAAACTAAAGGCGCGGCAAAAAATTTTCAGGGAAGTCCTCTTGAATATAAGCGTATTTTAGATTATTTTCAATTTACTCTTACAGAAACACTTAATAAGAGTAATGGTACATTATTTTTATATAGACCCAGTATACACAAGATACATGAAAATCTTGGGTCATTTTCTAATTATAAAGAGGCTATAATGGCTTCGTATGTTTCTCAAAACGAAAATGATTTTTTGCTTTATGATAAAGCTTACTTCGCCACAAAGGATCGTCCCGCTGCTTTAGCCTCCGTGGTAAGGGGTATAAAAACTGTATTTAAACGAAGTAGTTCGGTTGAACCTGGACGTAAATGGATCGCGTATGAATTTTCTGATGATGCTAGAACTAATATAAATAAGTTAAAAATACAGATAAAAGAAGATTTAAAAAGACAAAATATAAATCCAAGTGATTTTATAAACCGTAATTTTAACACATCAAAAGGTGAAATTACATACTTTTTAAATTATGAAAAATTCTTAAAACTTAAGAATAGCACTTTAAAAGCAACTGTTTTATTCTATTGGATGTTTAACTACCCGGGTGATAATAATGGGATATTATTACAAAAATTCGTTTCCATCATAGATACATTCCACGATTTTACTGGATCAAGGGCTACCGGTTTTAAACCAACTGAAGGTGGCTTCGCTAGTATATGGCCTTCGGGTAGTAATGCTCAACAAAAATCGCGAAGGATTAATTTTAACGGATTATCGGCAAATGTGATTCTACAGGGAAATTCAGCATTTTTAGTACAGATTTTAGGTAGGAATATTTATAAATTAGCTAAAGATAATGGAGCGGCTTCTATAGTTAAAGGTCAAAATAAACGCTCAAATATAAATTCTATGAGAAAGTTATCACATTTGCTCTATTTTTTCGCTAATGTTATGGGAGGAACTAAAGATCTTACCGGTAAGTGTGAAGAATACGCGAGTCAATTACTTACTAAAACTGGTAGAAAGGTAGAAAAGGGTGATTTCTGCAATCAATTAAATAAAGGTGGAAAACATGCACTTATAATAGATATTTTCAGTACCGGTGGTCTTGACTGCATAAAGGAACGGAGTGTTATTCACGGTGTGGGTGTTATGGATCCTGCCCCGCGAAGTGGAAATACATGGAAGGGAGTTTTTGAAAAAATTGGTAGCAAATGTGTAGGGAGAGGAACTAAAGGATTCCCAGTTAAATTTGAATTCGATACGGCTGCTGAAGAAAGAATATTGAGACTTCATAGGGAATATCAACGTCAACTTGATGAAATTTATAAAATGAAAGGTAATATTACAACTACTGCCAATAATAAAAGTGTAAATATGAATGCAGAAAAACAATCTAGAAAGATTAATAACAATCGCAGTTTAGGTAATGCTGTAGGAAATAAAAGAACTAGAAATAATAACAATAATGTAAAGACCAATAAACCTAATGTTAAACGTAGACCAGTCATGAAAGCTATAAATCCCTCCTTAACTACAGCTGCGACGAGTTTTGCCAGGGCTATGAATGCAAAGACTGTCAAACGTGTAAAACCTGCTGCCAGGACCAATGTCATAAATCTAACTAAAAACAACAACAATAATAAATCCTTGGATCAATTGGTAAAAAATAATAGGGCATATAAACAACAAATCTCGAACACAACGGAACAGTTGCGCGCCACCCCTGCGAATGCCCGTCTTAGAAAGAAACTGCTCGGATTGCAAATTTTGAAGGCGGAGGGTGCTGCTACTTATCATAAAAAAACAGGAGATACGAACAGAGAGAAAAAAGCTCGGATAGTTGTGGCGAGTTTGAAAAGATCTATTTCAGGGTAGCGCCACGTTTGACGATCAGGAAACTTAAGTAAACCCCCAATATATAAAAAAGTATACAAAAATGAACACCCTAAATGAGACTTTCAAAAACGGCGCGGCCATCATGAGTCTCATTTGGAGCGTAGGAAAAATGCAAGATTGGGTCATGCGTAATCAATATTAAAGATTATATACCTTTATAAATAAATGTTTACCGTATGTCGTGCACCCGTCCGTGTATTTAACACATCTGAATACCCTAAAAAAAGATCACACTCGTATGTCATCAATCGTTCCGATGAACTGATTAAGATGGATAAACTTCGTCAAGAAATTTCAAAATACAGGATTGCACAAGCCAAGGTAAAAACACTTTCGACGTGGGCTCTCAAGACGTCAAGATCCGCAACTAAAGATCTTGAACATATTTTGGAAATCATAGATGATATGTACGGGGAGGAAGGATTTGAAGATATATAAAGTTATGAATGGTTAAATGATAAATGGCCACTCTCTGTCAAACTCCCATCCGTATTTACAACACCGGTAAGCGTAAGTATCATAAGCATAAGTATAACACAAATCGATCTAGAGATTTTGATGACAAAGACGAGGCTATCAGAATTCTAAAAACTGAAAATGAAAAGTTTCGTTGCGCACACAAAAAGATAAAGACGCTTACCAAGTGGAATTATAGATCGACCCGTTCTGCGATGGATGATGTCACCGGAGTTATGGAAATTCTCGAAGAATGTTATTTAGAAACGAGTGAAGAGTATAATGAAGATGCAGATGCTACTCAATAAAAGTGTTCACGTTCCGAGAAGAACTTTGACTATTAATGCCGAATATGGAAAAAATCATATAGGTTTACATAATACAAAAAATATACGAAATGTTAAACATCTGAAAGTGTTGTATGTTTTGGGCTTTGATACTCATACGGAAAGACGTGGTGTATATGCGGTATCAAATAGTGATGCGAAGGATATTTCTAGAGATTATATACTGGCGTTTAGATTTCGTGATGAGGCTTCGAGATTTATGACACTTCTAGAAGCTATCGTAGATTACCAACCTACTGTAGAACTCGTGAATAGAAGTGAAATAGATGCGGTATGTGAGGAGAATAATATTTCGTGTTTGGTCGTGGATTCAAACACACTCGTTTTACCACCTGAAAACAACATACAAATTACACATTATACAAAAGATCAATTTTCGTGAATGAGTATACTTTCCAGACTATCTGAACTATGGATAGGGGATAATCCTCGTATGACTCTATCACATGAATGATTTTCTAAGTCAACCACAGTTCTGAATGAGACCCAACATTGTTTACAACGTACAGTTCCATACCCTACATCTAATAACCTGTTTAACTCTGCTGTATCATGATATCCCATATGTGTCAGTAAATAACCTGTATGATTGAATTCTCTCCCACACACGTCACAAGAACAGTATAAGTTTCTAGCTTTTCTTTTGATGCGAGGCTTTTTAAAGCAATCGAGTAGACTACACATTATTTATATTCCATGTTTTTATTTTCGTATATTATAGCAGATGTGGCTTCATATTTTTTTGATATGTATCATCATATTTTTAACGTTTTTGATATTTCGTAAACGTAAGCTTCAGTATACATGTTTTCTCTTAACATTAGAGGGTTCAACGAAGCGACAGCAAAATTTTTTATCGAGTTTCAATGATGCGGCTCCACTAGAGATTGTGTATGGAACAAATACAAAACAAATAGAAAACGCTGAAAAATATAAACACATAATCGATCCTTTATACTACAAAGAAGCCTTACGATTAAATTATAAAAAGGATGCCGTTAGAGAAGACGTCACATTTTTTAACCTAGGAGCTATAGGTTGTTATTTGGGTCACATGGAAATAATGAAACAAGCTTTTGATAAAAATATCAAATACGCGCTCGTGTTTGAAGATAATGTAGTTATAAAACGATACGAATTATTTAATCAAGTACAAAGTGTTATAGATGTTATGGGTGATGATTTTGAAATGTGTTTCTTCCATTGTTTATCGAGATACCCTGTAAGTTATGAAAAGGGGTTAGAAAAGGTGAAATGGATTTCTAGTACGAAGTGTTATTTGATTCATGTTGACAACATGAGAAAATACTACAATTATTACTTTCCCATAGATAATCATGTTGACAACAAAACCGAAGATATAATAGCACAAGGAGCTAGGGTATATTATAAAGATTTACGAAGATTAATAAAAATAGATAGAAGTGAGTCAAGTACTATTGGACATAGTCATCACAATAATAAATCTTTTTTCTCAAAGCAACATCCAGAATTAACGACAGCTGTTCTTAAGAGGGGTTATTGATATAACTCTCCGACCATCGTCGTATGAGTGTGCGATAGTCTCCCATATCGTGATCGGGGATTCCTTGAACTATTCGCAGAGGATTTCGTAGCATGTTTATAAAACCATTTTTAAATAGAGACCATTTAGTAGGATTCTTTTTAATTTTTCCTTTACGAGTTATGTGGTGCAATTCTCCACAATGTTTATAGTTCATCCATTTTGGGGGAATTTTAGAGATTACGTCTCGATCGTTTACGAATCGGTACATTTTATGAGATTTATCAAATTCTTTAGCCCAGTCCTTTGTACCTATCCTCGGGCATCCGTAGTTATAACAAATAGCTCCATCAATTCTGCTAGCAGCGATACCACTCATGGCACCACCGAGTGAGTGTCCACACGTGTATATCTGCTTATTACTGGTTCCTCGTAGCCACTTTTTAATATCCGGCCATAAAGTATCCACTTCATTCCTGAATCCTTTATGAACATTACCTATAGTTATACCATACTTATCTTGACCATGAAATATGTTTATATCAGCCTTCACATCATTCATTGTAGTAGGTTCAGTTCCCCTAAAAGCGAGAACTACGTGATCCTCAGCTTCTAATCCATAACATTGGGCTCCTGATTTATCGAAATAGCGTATGTTTCTGTACCCCTTTGGTGCCATTTTACGTTTGACCTCATCTGGTGATTTTTCATATGCTAGTTCAGATAATTGAGCGAAGTGTGTTCCATTTTTATAACTAAAATCTGGGGTGATAATCATATTATAGAATAATATTATAAAGATTCAACTCTTCTGACACCCTTTTCTTCATCTAACATTACATCTCCACTTTTTCGTTTATCTTTTATGTTAGAAAACGCGTTCAACCATCTATTCACCGCACGTCTAGATCCCGTTACAGACGCCGCGTCATCACTTACAACTATACTCAAACCATTGCAAACATCGGGTTTATTTTCCTTTTCTGGAAATTGAACCATGAATGCCTGAATAGATATAGCCGGTATATCTGGAGCGTCATCTAACAACTTGTCATAGTCTTCTCGAGACTTCATAAGAAAGTCTACCACTTCTGAGCGGTGTTTCACGTCGAGTGATATTTCCATATCGATAGACCTATAGAACTTTGACCACTGTACACACATAGCCGAGTGTGCCTCAGATAGAGGTAGAGACTGACTAAACTTTGAGATACTCGTCAAAATCCCTCCCAAAACATTTAGGAAGGCAAAGAAATACTGAATGACCATTATGTTATTCTTTGTATCTTGAGATACATTTTCATTACCACTGGGATTTAGGACGGCAAAACCACCTACACCCGTTATACTCGCTATAATTATACTAGGATAAGACAACCAATCATTCTGTTTCTTGTAGAATAAGCGTGCATGATTATGCAACCAGCGGTATCCAGCCGCCTTCTCTGCCCATTTTATAAGCAACTTTTCTTGTTTTTCGCACCACTCACAGTGTTCGTCTTGCTTTTGAACACTCATGGACTTAGATTATACAGATATATTTTTCGCACTCTCCCTGGCTAACGCGGTCATCTCCATCCGATTATTTGTTGAATTAGGCTGTCGAGTACTAAACTTATAACTATAACTGACCACACCCCAGCAAGAAAGTCTAGAATTTCCCAAACTGCTCCCATCGGTGATTGTGTATTGGACTTATTTTCTAAGTCCATTTTGGGAACTCATTTGTAAGTCTGCCTACACCACCATTCATTGCCTCCCAAATATTCAAATAATATATGAATCATGAATCCTGCGACAAATAACAATAAAGTCGTCGTAGATTTTTTAGAAATTCGCCTGAGTAAGTAATAGATCGCTATGTTGAGAATACCAATGATGGTTGCTTCGAATAATACATCTCTCACGGGTCTCGTCATTTATATTATACAATGTTTTAAAGAAACGGGTCTATAAATATATATGACATCCGCGATTATTCCTGTCCGCGTAGTATCCAAACTCGACAACGGAAATCGGGAATATGAAAAATTAAAGAAACGTCTCAGAAAGTCTACTGCTAGTTATGGAGCTGTACTTTCTACAGCATCATTCATAACACAGGGTTCGGATAAGGGTTTGTCTATGACTCTAGGAGTTTTAACATCGTATACGTATCTATCATCCCTTGAGAAGTATGTGGATGACATTGAAACTTCCGGATTTCCAAATCAATTTTTGGTACCGATCAGCATCGCGGCATTTGAAGTAATTTGGAACAGTGCCCCGTTTAGTTTTGATTTTGATTATGGATCTACATTTATAGGATTTTTATCGTATAAATTTGCAATCATAAATGTTTTATACGAAACTGTAAAAGATTGGTTAATATCGGATAGTACAAATCTATACAGAGTATATACAAAGAACGAGGATCAAGACGATGAACAACATGGTGAAGTACCGATCATAGAAAAATAATTGTAATAAGTAGTATGTTTCCAATAGGGGTAGGACTTTTTTACATATACGTTTCGTGTCGTATAGTACATCTTAATAAAAAACGTAGGTTGCGCAAACCAAAAGCGAATTGGGTATGATGATTCTGTTCAGCAGACTGTGCCGATCATTTTTTTTATGTTGATTTATGATAAGATGGCCAATAGGACGCCCATAAAAAATACACCTCCAAAGGTTAACAAAGAAAAGAGGCGAAAGGAAACGGCTCGTAGACAAAACATTGAGCGAAAAAGGGAGTTGGAAAATAGACGCCGTAAAACGAGTATAGAGCGCGCTCTTAATTCTTTATCTAACGGGATGACTCGGATTCTTAACATGCCCAAAAATGCTTATAATTTAGGTACCATATTAGCCACGAATAATAGATACATGACGGTTCGTTTAAGTAAGAAATTAATAAATAATTTAAAAGATGTGTACAAAAAGACGTTCACGAATCAAGTCGAATACTCGGGTACTATACCTTTCACGGTTAAAAATACGAGGAACTATGTTAAATACAATACACCCACTGCACGAACGAATGGTCAATTCGCAACCGTGACTCCTCCCGCTTCTGATTTCAAAGAATACATTATGTATCACACTCATCCCGTCCCACCCAACGATAAACCTTTATTTAGTTTTCCCAGTGGAATGGATTTAAAAGCGTACGTGCGACATTATCCAGACTTACAAGCGAATATTATTTTAGAAAATCAAGGATATTATGTCATAGACTTAATCGAAACTAACATGAATAAACCCAACGCGTCTAGGGTAGCCGCCACATTTGAGAGACTCGTAACTCAGCGAGAATTTAGTATTGTCACGGGTGGGTACAGGGGGGCTGTTTATGTTCAGACGACACCCACTAGGTGGAAAAGGGCAATCAATAAATATATAGATCCTATCATGCGTAGACAATTTGGTATTTCGATCAGATATTATACATGGGATGAATTGGGAGAAATTACATTGTTAGATAAGAGCGTTCTCATGAATGCTAGTTAAAATTTCTAATGGTACTTTATTAAATGGACGTCTGTTTTAAGAGTCCACATTTGTATATAAAATTACCTCGAAAAGTTGTAGATAATTTAAAACGTGTTAGTGATTTATCAACAATAAAGAAATGGGAATATGCCGGGTACATAGACGTTTCTTTCGAGGATAATAAATATAAATTTAACGATACGGTCTATGTCACATCTAAAGATCGTCGTCAAGTTAAATTAGAAAAGGTACGACTCGTGTGGCCTTCTTTGTTTACTTTTCATACACATCCATCTATAACAAAACCTAGTTGTGAAAAAGGTCAAATATTTACTACTTTACCGAGTGACGCAGATTTTGAAGCTTTTATTAAAGGATATCCAGAGATGCAATCTAACGTCATATGTGATGCGCATGGATATTATTTAATAGACATCATAAAATCTGCGGATAAAAATAAATTACCTATACCTGAGATGGTTTCGAATGAAATGAAAGAAATGCGAAAACGTCCATTTTTACTCGATTGTGTATTTTCAGAAGAGGGTGGTGAATATCACCAAACTACGTTAAAAGAATGGAAACATTTTATTAATTATGATGTTCATTACCTGATGAATAGTAAATTTGGTATAAATATACGTTATTATGGGTATAACGAAGAACCAGCAACTATAGTGTTAGAACACGTTTAATTATAGTAAAGTGATAAAATTTCAGATACTGCGGGGTGCCTCACTACGTCTTCCTCACCTAAAGTGGTGTATTCAACGTAATCAAGTTCCAAACATTGTATTTTGTTTATAAAATCTTCCAACCCATTTAATTTATCCAGATCGCTTTGACGAGTATCTCCAGTCACGATGAGTTTTGTATTTTCACCTACTCTTGTTAACAGCATTTGCATTTGATTTGGAGTACTATTCTGCATTTCATCTGCGATGATGAAAGCGTCTGTAAATGTTCTTCCTCTCATAAATCCTAATGGTTCTATACTGACCCTATTTTCAATTTGGTTTCTAGACATATACATTTCCATTATTTCAACCATAGGTTTGGCCCACGGTTCCATTTTTCTTTCCAATTCACCTGGTAAGTAGCCCATATCTTCATCCGCTGCAACTATTGGCCGTGTAAGTATGACCTTTTCTAGCTCTCTTTTCTGTATCTTTCTAAATGCTTCTTGACATGCGAGAAAAGATTTACCAGAACCTGCGGGACCATTGACTACCACGATCGGTTTATGAGATTGAATTTTTCTTATATATGTACATTGTCCAGGTGTAATTGGGAAATCCATATTATATTAACTTAAGGTTTTTATCCTTAATATAGTAAAGATATGGAGTTTAATTTCATCGGTATTAAATCCGGTGGGGCTGCTACAATATTAGACACTGAACGTAAACCTAGATTTATTTGTTTCAAAGAAATACCTATAGCTAACAAATACGTGACGTATATATGTAGTCACAAGGCTAAGTTTGGTGTATGGCCATGTGTAGATTTATCAGAGTCATTCAAAAAGTTAGAGGTCGCATCAGATCATCAGGAGCAAGAGTATGAAGATTATACGAACTTATTGGAAATTAAAAAAAAGACATGGGAAGATCTAGATAACATGTCTCTCATGATGGGTATATCTTATTTTTATTGTCACGATTTTAGTTATGATCAAGACAATCTACTCTCTATTTCTATTAGAGGTCAAGATATGGATGCCCAAGTTGACGATTTTCTGTACAGGGAACAACTTGACATCAATTTAAAGAATATGTAGCATATAATACATATGAAGCTCGTTTCATTGTTTGATCCTACAAATGAAAAACATGTCATGTGGCTAAGTGAGGTAGACGATGCTATGATGAAAGCCTCTTCAGGTGAAAAGACTGATTTTGTTAAAGTTATTAACAAGAATCCTATCAAAGCTAAACTAGAAAACGTCATGGATTGGCCGCATATACATTTTCAAATTTGTATGAAATATACACAATGTGTATTGAGGGGTACGGCGTTTATTCCAAAGATTGAAACTCCTTCAAAGTAAAATCTCTCGGTTCTGAATTTTCATCCATGCGTATTAAAATGATTTTTCCGTATACTTCTTCATCTTGAAAAGGTGGTGGCAATACATTTTCATTAAATTTGGCGGCTTCTACACATTTTACTATTACAACATCTATATCAGGCCATTGCCCTATAAATGTGGCTCTACCTGATAAAATTTTAAAAATTTCATTCTTTCTTGGATCTATATCAATCTCAATTTGTTCTACATTTCCCATTTCTTCATGTATTAGTACAGCTTTCGTCATTTACATAAAATGAATAAAAAAAGTTGATACTAATAAATGAACCAACTGCTTAAGATATTTATTGCGTTTTTCATAGTGACGATAATATTTACCAGGATAGAAAAGTACGGATTACCCTTCGTACCTTCTAAGCATTATTACCTCGATTCACACTGGAAGGTCACTAAGGAATCGAATCGCCCACAGGTGAGTGATTCTTTTCAGATGTGCTCACCCGAATCTTTCAGGGATTGCCCCGTAGTTGACATGCCACACCTAAGTAGGTATTAAATATTGAAAATATATAGAATGTCTACGAGACAATTCGTAGTGGACAGACTCGCAGAACTTCTAGGGTTATCGAACAGGGATGTCATTCCGATAAACTTAGAAAAATGTATAAATAACTGGTCTGCTAAGAAGACTATACAAATGGGAGACTCTCCCGCTTTGGATAACCCCAAACACATGAGTAGGTATAAACACAAGTTCATAGAGATACAAACCTGTATGCGAAAATCTGATTTTTTGAAGAATGAACTTCTTTCTGGGAGATTGAAAACTTCGGCGATAATGGAAATGCCTCCTAATGTCATGTGGCCTGATGGTCCATATTCCAAAGAAGTGGAAGAGGGTGTAAAAAGACGTATGGCTAAGGATACAAATAATATTCTAAACCAACCAGACTATAAGGGTTTATTCAAGTGCAACAAGTGTCGCCAATATAAGACAACGTACTATGAGATGCAGACTAGATCTGCTGATGAACCGATGACCGTGTTTATTACCTGCCATGTTTGTACTATCACATGGAAATCTTAACGTTATATACAGAATCTGTGAGGTCTGTATCCATATCCCCTACTGATAATATAAAATTATATCTAGAATTGCGTTTGAAACTACCTTTATTTTCTGGTGGAGTAAAAACTAGCGCATCGTATGTAATATTATGAAAAGCTAATTGTTCTTCTGTGAATTTTATATTTTTGTCAAACCCTGGTCGTGCTGTTATAATTATAATTTTATACCCTTGACTTTTTACAAATTTATATATGTCATATGCCTGATTTATAATATTTCCCGTCCTGCTTGATATAAGAGTATCGTCTATATCAAACATGACCGCATCATTTTTATCCACGACACGACCTTGCATATTATAATTTAAGATTATCATTCTAAGTATGTTATATGATAGAAGTCTGTGCGTTTTCTGTACTTATGATGCTTCTTTCGTTGATATACATTCATATTTACTTAAAATATACTGTACTTTAAGAAATGGTACGTTTAGATACAAATGCAGTACCAGATCGTAGATGTCGAATACGAAGACGGGTTTGTTGAAGTAGCTCGAATCATACGAGATGAAATAGATTTTTTTATAATTTCACCCCTTGAACAGGTTGGAAATTTCTACAAATTCGACGATGAATATATAGCGGTTCCGAAAGAATCTATAGCCGGTTTTTACGATACGATTGACTTAGAAGATACAGGTTTATTCAGAAAGCTGACGAATGATGTATATGAAAGTCTAGATGAGAGTGATCCAGAATTTGAATACGACGACGATGACGATGCTAGTAGCAGTGATGACTATGAATCTGATATTTCTTTGTACGATGACAATTCAGATTAAAAATCTTATTATATCTTAGATGAAAAAATCAACAGGAATATTACTTTTTGTAATTTTTATTTTTATAATTATGGTACTAAATTCTAAAAAAACTGAACATTTTTTGGGTCTCGTATGTGATGCAGTAGATGCGAATACCGGTCGATGTGGATTGAAATCTGCTTATATGGATAACAGGAAGTATGTACAAGCTGATATAAGAAAATGGAGTGCGGAATGTGATTTGGTTTATGATACGCAACGATGCGACGATGCTAAAGTAACTAAGGATAAAGATGGTAACGACCGCTACTTCGAAACAAAGGATACAAAAACTGGTATCGTTAGTTATGGAAATGAGGTGGACGGATTTAATATTTTACAACCCGCGCCCGGTGAGAATGATGAGTTATGTAGAATGATAAAATCAACGGAAGGTAATTTCAGAGAGGCTAACCCAGATGGAACCGACCCGGCGAATCAGGGATGAAATGCACACACCGGTTCATAAGAAAATATTTACATACTATAAATGAAGAAGAACCTGAACGAATATTTATTACCAGTTGCATTTGCGTGCCTCATCGTCGTATATATGATGAAAAATTACAAACCCCAGAAGAAAGAAAGTTATTGCTCCGCTTGTATGATGAAGTAATCGTACTTAAAAACGAAACACAAGGTAAGTATAAGATGGCGCCGTATACTCCCCCTAATACGCACTATAGTCAATTAGATGTATCCGCGTATTCGGAAGAGGATATTTTCAAGTTTATAGGCCAGGGTGGCAAGAGATTCTATTGGCTCACAAAGTTTCTGGATCTCGCCTATCTATGGTATGATAAGAAACGTCGAGTTATTGAAATATGGGGACCTTTTGAATCCCTTCAGAATTTCCAGTCGCACCACGTCATCGAATGTGAATTAGATTTTGCGTGTAATAAAACCTAAGTTAGAGATAGTATTTTTATAAAAGTTAAGAAATGTTTAAGAAACCAGGCGTCACTCATATTCAAAAACCAATTGTCACAAAAATTTCTATAAAGCCAACCGAAGGTATTTTAGGAAAAATAACAAACCCAACATGCTACCAAGAAGTTATTAAGGATAAAACATTTTCGGTACAAAATGCTGATAAATATCTAAACGCGCTTGAACAAAACTATAAATATTATGGTGTTCCATTTAAAAAGTTGGAGGTTCTAGAGTCTACAAAAAAATATAGAGATGTCATTGAACCGGAAAATCATTTTACATACCCGGATGTAATTCCTGTAAAATTAAACGTTTTAAAATCGGGCAAGGTGCGAATTAAAATTATATACCACATGGCTCAGATGTGGGAAAAATATGGTCAAGGTGCACGACCACCACACAAGTTATTGGTTTCCGTGTATAAATCTATGGGATATTCACAAGAGTTTATTGATAAAATGAACAAATCACATGAACGTAAAAAGATTCTCGCAATCAAATACGAAAAAATCGTAAATAATATATTTGAAAAACCCACTAAGAAAAAGGTTATACCACAAAAAAAGAAGAAACCTGAAGAAGATGAAATTGTCGAAGAAGATGAGGAAGAGAAGGACGACAATGAACCCGAAGAAGATGAGGCAATTGTTGTCGATGAAGATGATGATGAGGAGGAATGTGTGGATGAGGATATTGAACCTCCCGACGTGGATTAATTATATTAAAACTTTATCTCAAGAATATATAAATGTTCAGCGTTGGTAAACCTTTTCAAAGTCCACCAGTGTCTACCAAGGCTTCTAAGAAAACACGTATAGAACCTAGAAGATTGAGTGAATTTGTTAAAGATGTAAAAAAGAAAAATGTAAAAGAAGTTCTCATAAAACCCAACCAAGATCATTTATATTTTACGGAGACTGATGGTAGCGTGAACGTCACAACATATGTGAACACACCCGAACTTTGGAAGGTTATGATGGATAGTCATATTGAATATGATTTGGATACATCTATACCTTTTACAGCAGGCGATATAACAAATGTTCTTTTTACACTTTTTATCGGGTTCGCACTCATTCGAATGATTTTTTCACAGATGGGTGAAAGTAATCAAAACCCATTTAACATGAATAAAACTGAACTTGTTATAGAAGAGGGTATAGAAACACGCTTTGACGACGTAGAAGGTATAGATTCTGCAAAAGAAGAATTATCTGAAATAGTAGATTTTCTCAAATTTCCACTTAAATACGTAGTATCAGGTGCTAAGATTCCCAAAGGTGCTCTTCTGACTGGAAAACCTGGTACAGGTAAAACTTTATTGGCGCGGGCTATCGCGGGTGAATCATCTGTCCCGTTTATTCAATGTACGGGGTCGTCGTTTGTAGAAATGTTTGTGGGTGTGGGTGCTAAAAGGGTTAGAGATGTATTTGATATTGCTCGTAAAAATCAACCTTGTATTGTATTTATAGATGAGATCGACGCTATCGGGAAGAAGCGTTCATCTGGTGTAACTCCTGGAAACGACGAGCGTGAACAGACTATTAATCAACTTCTAACTGAGATGGATGGATTTGATAATTCGTCTCAAGTTGTCGTCATAGCCGCGACCAATCGTGTAGATATTCTCGACGAAGCTCTTCTTCGTCCGGGGCGTTTTGATAGAAAGATACAGGTAAATCTTCCAGATGTACACGGACGAGAGAAGATTCTTGCGGTACACGCTAAGAATAAGACATTGAGTGAGGATATTTCTCTGAGGGATATCGCTCGACAAACAACTGGATTCTCTGGTGCGGATCTGGCAAACCTTCTTAACGAAGCTGCTATCAGATCTGTTGATGTAGGTCAGATAACACCCGAAGTTATGGAAAATGCGTATCAACGTGTCGTCGTAGGAGCGCGTGGATCTCGTATAGTTTCCGATCGTCGTAAAGCTAGGGTCGCCTATCATGAAGCGGGACATGCCATCATAGGCGCTCTCATGCCCGAATATGACGAAGTGCGAAAAGTCAGTATCATTCCTCGCGGGGATGCCGGCGGTGTAACGTTTTTTCAACCTATTTCTGATGATGTCGGTATGTATACAAAACAATACCTTCTTTCACAGATTAAGGTAGCTTTGGGTGGACATGCCGCCGAAGAGTTCGCATACGGTAAATCTCAAGTCTCTACCGGTGCCACGAGCGATTTCGCTCAAGTGTATATCATAGCCAGACAGATGGTGACCAAATGTGGATTTAGTGAAACTATAGGTAAAATGAACATAGATGATGCCATGATTTCCACTAGAAGTTCATACATCGTCGAAAAAGAAATGAAAGATATCGTAGATAAATGCTACAAAGAAGTATTATTCCTTCTAGAATCCAATAAAGAAAAATTGGAACAATTGAAGGATTTACTCGTGGAACAGGAAATCGTCGATGGTGAAGATGTATATGAGATTGTCGCATCTTGTCATGTTCCGCCATCCTCAAATAAACCTAAGTCGTAAACAAATATAAAGAAAATCAACTTTTAACATCTAATGTCGTACATCGCGTGGGATACAGAAACGACCGGACTCCCTCCCAAGGGGTTCCGGGAACCCGCGTCCAAGGACAATATACACGCGTTTGACAAGTGCCGAATGGTATCTATTGCGTTTGTCAAATTTGATGCTGATGGCAATGAAATTGATGCGCAGCACATAATTGTGAAACCCGATAACTTTATGGTTGAGGCGACACACATTCACGGGATAACGCATGAGCACGCTATGGAACACGGTGTATCATTCGACGAGGTATACGACCAGTTCGTTAAAGCTTCGAGTGATTGTACTTCACTCGTGGCACATAATTCCATTTTCGATGAGAATGTACTCTTTTCTGAGTGCTACAGACGTGGAAAGAGTCTGGAACCTTTTAAGAAGGTTTCGTTCGCGTGTACTCTCAAGTTGGTGACTGAAAGGTTTCTCAAACCTAAAAAGTTGTTCATCGTTTACAATGAACTCACCGGTAAGACTTTGGATGATGCACACAACGCCCTAGCCGATTCAAGGGCGTGTGGTATAATCTACCCCATCCTTAGGGATATGAAGCACAATTTTAACCGAATTGGAGTTTCCAAGATCATTCTCAAGGCTTCTGAAGTTGCCAGTATGATTAACCGAAACAGGTTCAAGACACCCCACGATGTCATGATGGATTTATGGTGTAAGTATTCCCCCGATACTTTTAAGGGGAATACCAAAGAACAAGTAGCTGTCAAGGCTATCAAAACTTCGGATATTGCTGTAAACGTGTTGAAGGATGCGGAGAAGTTCAAATCTACTAACAGCTCTTCAGTTGAGCAAAAACTTCGAGCTGTGAATAATCAACTTGACACGGAGAGTGGTCTCGTGGGTGGGGAACTTGACGCGGCTAAGGACTTTATCCGTAAGACTCTTTACACCAATCATGGTACTCGGCATGAAGAGGATACCGCAGATTTGGTTGATCCCAACTTTATCGTGGACGATAAGTATTACAGTATTCCAGTTTGTAAAATACGTGGGACTGAATATGTTGTTGTGGGTAAGATCGATCGTCTCTTAAAAAATGAGGATGGAAGTTTCACCATTGTCGAAATTAAGAATAGGACGAATCGCCTTTTCAAAACCGTTAAAGAGTACGAAGAGATTCAGTGTCAGGCATACATGGAGATGTTAAACATGGATTCGTGTAGACTCATTGAGCAGCACAATGATGCCACGTGTACACATTTGATTACACGTGATCAGGAGAAGTGGAATGATGTCATCATGCCCAAACTCTCTAATTTCTGTGAACATTTTCATAACCTAGTTTCTAATTAAATTGTTTAATATATAATAATGAAGTGCGCAGTCGATAGAAATATGTCGGACCCTTTAGACATAGCTCCATTAGGTTGTAAACCTGTTAGCCTTGATAGATGTGAGTCTGGATACATGGCATCTAAAGATAACGTAACTCTTCCAGGAGGTGAAAAGGCATCTATGGATCAGTGTTGTCAATGCAGACCCGGTGAAACTTGTGGATATTGTGAAAAGGAAGCTATGTGCACAGACGAAGAGAAGAGAAGGTACGTTGCGGAAGAGGAGGAATGTTTCGATGTACCTCCACCCCCTGTCGAAGAAGAGGAAGAGACTTCCGGTCCTTCCGGTCCTGCGCCAGAATATGAAGAAGATGTTCCACTCACAGGTCTCGCGTGGTGGAAGAAACATTTATGGGTTATCTTTTTATTCGGTTTCTTGATAGTTTTATCTCTATTGGGGTTATGGTCAAGATTACCTAGCTATTCCCCACTTAAAAAGAGAATACCCGTTATCATAGGTGTGGTTATACTTATGGATGTGTTCGCTATCTTACTCGTAAAATATTTAAAGTAATGAGTTGGTATACATATATGAAGAAAGTTATCATCGCTTTACCCGGAACTGAATTTTCTGAACAATTCATGTTGGCGTGGACGGATACACTTTTACAACTCACTAAACAGGGATATAATGTCGCCGTTATAAGTGGATTTTCTGATAATAAGCAATTTTCACGTATGAATACGATAGGTATTGATATTAAGAGGGGTCAAGATCAAAAACCGTTTGATGGTAAAATTGAATACGATGTATGGTTGACCATAGATTCAAATATACTCTTCACACCAAAACAAGTTGTTGAACTCATCGAGGATACCGATAAGTATCCCATCGTGTCAGCTATTTATAGGGTAAATCAAAATGATTTATCTGCGATATCTAACATTGATGATGAATTACTCGTCAAACATGGATCTTACCCCCGCCTCACGAAGGAAATGATGGATCCCAATATTAAACACGTTAAAGTAGCCGCAACAGATCTTGGAATGATCGCGTGCCGTAGGGACGCTCTCGAAAGTATACAATATCCACACTTTTTCTACCCACTCGTGAACATCAAGACAGAAGAAGAAGAAATATCTTCTATTGTTTCGGATTCTATGGCGTTTTGTATGAAAGCGCGAGACGCAGGTTTGGAAATAACAATTAACACGGATGTCATGGTTGGAAATCAGCAAAAAATTATCATGTAAAAAATTTACCTCTCAGCGTACTCCATACGTTCAAAGATAAAATATTTTTATATTATAGATGCAAGTATTCATAATACTGGCTATTGTATCCTTAGTGGTCGTTTTTTCAGTCATGAAATTATTGCAATACAGGAAAGAAAATTCAGAGGATTGTGAAGGTGAGTGGTTGTGGACTGAGTGTGATAAAAAATGCAGTGGGGGTGATAGTGTTAGATATGGAACATTTAGAACTACAAAAGAAGCTACATATAATGGTAATTGTGAATATAAAACTGGTGATAAAAGAACCGAAGCGTGCCCGGCTTCAGAATGTCCCCCGGAGAACTGTGAAGGTGGTGAAGTATGGTCAGAAACTTGTGAAGGTTCTTGTAGTGGTGATAATGCAATTTTATATGGTAAGTATATAGTCACATCCGAAGAAAGATATTTGGGAGAAAAGTGTCCGTATGAACCCGACGAAATTTTAAGAAAAGACTGTCCAGTAAACATGTGCCCACCGGAAGATTGTGAAGGGTATTGGGAACAGGATTATGAGTGTCAAGATGGTTTATGCTCGGACGGTGCAGAAATTGAAAGTACA